AGTGCGCTTACCGGCCTTACAGTGACTGGAACTTTAATACCCTCGTCTTTCTCGGGCACGACTTATGTCTATACGACTACTATCGCAGACACAGATACAGAAGCGGTGATAGTGCCTCAGGCAGAAGCCGGAGCTACTATTACTGTCGATGGGAAAACAGTTGCCTCCGGGGATAATGGTACAATCACAATCGGACCGATTGGCACAGATGTAGTAAGGTCGGTAGCTGTCGTTGTCGCTGAGCCCTCAAAAGCTGTAACGGTCTACACTGTAATCATCATAAGGCCCAAGTGAGGCGGATAAATGGTAACAAAAGAGGTTGAATTTGTTTCAGGGTATCCACTCAGGTTTGACTGGAACGGAATCGAGTCAATGACCATTGCCCTTGATGCTCCTGCATTTACGGACATTGATCGAATCATATCAAAGGGCAATTTTGGGCCGGTCTCAGTTCGTCTCATTCTATGGGCTGGACTGCTCCACAAACATCCAGATCTGAAAAAAGAGGAAGTGTCAAAATTAATTGATACATACCTTGAAAACCACACACTCAAAGACCTGTCATTGACAATCAGCAAAGCGTTGATAGCATCTGGGCTGCTTGGAACAGAATCAACGGGGGCTGATACGGGGGAAGTGCCGGAACAATCGAAGACCTAATCAACGACGTTCAACGGTCATTGTACAGTTTTTGCAACATATCCCCTCTTGATTTTTGGAAGTACACCCCGGCAGAAACCACCCTCATGATTACGGAAGCAAATTCCAGATTTGAGTTTGAACAGTTGATTTCTGCGAGGCTATGCACTGTCATTCTAAATGCAAACGGGGCTACAAAAGAAAACAAGAAGCGTTTTGAGATCAAGGATTTCATGCCGGAAGAAAAATCAAAAATAAAGAAACTAACTCCTGAACAGTATCAATTAATGATGATACAGAAAACAATCGCGGCGGGCGGAACTGTAAATTATAGGTGATTTCATGGGACAGGTTGGAGAAATTTTTGCACTTGCTGGGCTCCACATTGACAAGGGGAGTTTTTCCGAGTATGGTTCCGCTCTAAAGTCAGCAGAAAACCAGGTAGGGGATTTTTCAACCGGAACCCAGGCAGCATTAGCTTCAGCTTTTGCCCTTCCAGCCGCAGCACTTACAGGAATAGCGTCGTATGGTGCTACGATTGCATCTTCTTATGAAGACGCTACGTTAACTCTAAAAACACTATATGGAAGCCAGGAAGCTGCACAGGAAAAGTTTGAATGGTTGGCGGACTTCGCTGCCACGACTCCATTTGAGTTTCCAGAACTAATGGATGCAGCAACCAGGCTAAAAGCTTACGGGATGGATGTTGAACAGTACGGGAGAACGCTAGGAGATACAGCCGCCGGCATGGGAAAGCCTATAATGGCAGTTGTGGAAGCGATAGCAGACGCTCAGCAGGGCGAATTTGAAAGGATGAAAGAGTTTGGTATCAAAGCTGTTGAAATCACAAAAAAGAATTATGAACAGTTGGGTGCTTCCGTAGAGGATGCTGGTAGAACTGCACTCACGTTCATGGACAAAAACGGCAAGCAGCAGATTGAAGTCATTGATCGAAATAACAAAGAAATGATCACCTCTACTATTTCGGCAATTTGGAACGACAAATATGCCGGGGCAATGGAGGAGCGTTCAAAATCGTTCACCGGGATGTTATCAAATATTCAGGACAGTCTAAAAAGCGGGTTGGCTGAACTGGCAGGTTTTGATCTCGGAACCGCAACAATTGAAACCTGGAGTTTATTGGGGGTCCTTAAAGAACTTGCCGGCGTAGGTGTGGTTGTTGCTGATGCTTTTGCTGGCATGTCAGAGCCTATGCAGACATTTGTAATCGTATCAGCAACCGGGGTCGCTGCCGTAGGACTTCTTGCGGCTGGATTGGTAGTATATACAAGTGCTGCTGCTGCATATTCTGCCATTACTGGAATCATGGTAACAAGTACCCTTACCTTGGGGGCTGCGATTTCTGCGGCAATCTGGCCTGCGACTCTCGTTGTAGGAACGCTTGCGCTTGTGGCGGCTGGGCTCGTTTATCTTAATGAAAAGACCGGGGTAATCACATATTCATGGAATCTTTTGAAAGATATTTTTACCATCGTGGCTCACGACGTGAAGACAGCTTTCACGATATTGTGGGAAGGAATTGTTTACGTCGCCGGAGAAATACGAAAAGCAATTGAAAGTATTCTCCCAATGGAGTTTTTGGGAAAAGTTGGCGATTTTGTAGACGGTGTTGTATCCCAGTTCTCAAAAATGGGGGTGGGATTCCATGAACAGGCTGAGGAGATAAGAAACGATTCCGGGCAGGTAACAAGGTCTTTTGAAGATTTCGCCAATATTGACACTAGCGGGACGCAGAGCGGGATTGAAAATATCAGTTCTGGAATATCATCTATGATCCCCACTGTTTCAGCCGGGACTGATGAATTAACCACAATGGGAAACGTGGATATGGGTGGTACTGTAGGGCAGGTACAAACAGTCGATGCTTCTCTTAATGCTGCTTCTGCAACCGGAACGAATTTCACTCACATCATTTCAGATGCTGGAAATGTCAGGATGGACGGTACAAATGCCCAGATATCCCTCGTCGATCAGAACGGGAAGACTACATCCCTTACAATCAATCAACTCACTCAATATCTTCAGGAGTCAGGGAACGTGTCTCAGGCAGGAACAGCCGGGCAACTTGCCCTTGTAGACCAAAACGGGAAAGTCGTAAATCTGACCGCGGATCAAATGATAACTCTTCTTCAGACTGCCGGAAATCAACCACTTGCAGGTACTAGAGCGGGGTTGATCGGGGTGAAGGGAGACGCGGATCAGGCCACGGTGTCTGTTAACGGTCTTGGGCAAGCAATCACAAGAATAAACATGAATCAGCCGAAATGGAATTCAGTCGAAGATTTTTATAATGATCCTACATATGCCGGGAAAAGAGCACCTTCTAACCTGAAAATGGGTATAACTTCATCGGGTGGAACCGGCGGGACAGGCGAAGGAAATGTTAAGATTGTGTCCACGACCAATAAAAACACGATAAACAATAACGGCGACAAGTTAAGCGCATCAAAAGCGAAAGCGGCAGGAGCTTAAAAATGGTTACTCTTTATGTTTCGTCATCTATCTCAGATGATTATACAGTCGATGGTTCAGCCGATCAGGTACAGATTAATCAGGCTCTTGCTTATGCTAATACAAATGGAACTCCTGTAAGTCCTGTTACTGTTTATCTTCGCGGACCTTATACTTATGATCTTACTGATTATCTGCTCGCTGGCTCAAATACGATCCTTACAGGAGATACTACAGCAGTTATCAGGCTTCATAATTCCGCGGGATGGCCTCTCTGGAAACCTCTTATAAGTCAGATTTCAGGGGTTACCCCTCAGAATTTCACATTAAGCAACATTACTCTTGATGGAAATTACGCAAATCAGCCTGAATACAGCTCTAATAACTGGGGAGATGGCTATTATCCTGGTCTGTACTTCCAGGGATCTCTTGCAAATCCAGTTAGAAATTTCTCAGTCCATGACGCTCTCCTAAAAAATACTCTCACTGATGGCATACGGCTTTCATATGCTGATGGTGTTACATTTTATAATAATAAAACTATAGAATGTATGCATGAGGGCATCTATGTTCTGAGATCAAAAAACGTTGATATTTATAATAATGATTTCACTATCAGGACGAATTCAGGATCACGGTGTTACAATTCTCAAAATGTGAATATTTATAATAATGTCTACCGTCCTTATAATTTAAATTCTCTTGCTGGTAATTTTGGTATTCAAATCGAAGATAATTCGGCATCCTCCGACATCCACGCGCAAAATATAGACTGTTACGGAAACACTCTAATGAATTGTTGGGGTGGAGGTATCTGGTGCATAAACATAACCGGAAGTTCCGAAGACAAAGTAATAAAAATCCATGATAACACAATTTCCGGCTGTGGGCGAATTACTACAACAAGCTATAATGCTGGAATATGTGTTCAAGGGTTTAATAAAATTCAAGTGTATAATAATGTTCTCAGGGATAATTATAATGCTGGAATCCTGATTGCTAATGCTCCGTCTGGTGGGTCCGGGTATCTTTATTACATGCACGATAATGTAATTTATGGAACGCTTGACACTCTTGCGACTTCATCTTCTTATATCCTTGCTGGACATGGTTACGGGATGGCGAATAGACATCCTGATTATGTTACGGTTTCAGCGTCTAATAACTTAGTATCTTCAAGTTTCTCAGGCGACTATTACAAAGTAAGCAATATTAATGATATAATTGTAGCTCCGGTTAAAACAGTACCAGTAATCCGTATCAATGAAGATGATGAACTTGTAGACTATTATGTTGATGGATATTCCTCTTATGTAAACGGTTACCCTATCAAGATTCTTGGATATGAAATTGACACAGATCAAAGCATTGGAACCGATAAACCCCCTGGCTCGGATGGTTGGGTACTGGGTGATTTCGGGGCAGATGGTTCAAGCATCGCACTCCGTTGTTATAGTCTTGGGAAAGATGAGGCCCGTAGCGCAATTGCAGCGTGGAAAAGATCAGGCCGGACATATTTAGAACCTGGTGGAGATTCAACCGGGTATCAGGTTTCCGGTATTGTTAGAAATCATACCTCGAAACTGAATAGAGACTCTGGCGACCCAATGGGAGATGAAAAACCATACCCATACAGTGTTAATTTTTACTGTGATGAACCTTTTGAGTCCAGTCTGCAGAAACATGTCAGAGCAAGGAAACTTACTACTTCAGGCGAACAATGGTCTGCTGATAACGTTTATGCAGGAAATGTCATAAAAAACGCATCCTTTGAAGAATGGTCAATGTCAAATGTTCAAGAGTGGACCGCAGGAACTCAAGCCGCAACCGATGAATTAAGGTGTGTTAGGTATTCCCCTGGCCTGAGCCAATATTGTATAGCCACTTCAGCAGGTATTCAAAAATCTTCTAACGGGGATCTCTGGACCGTACCTTCAGTCCTTCCCTCAAACTCAAATATGAAAGGGCTTACCTGGGGTTCTTGTGTAGGGCTGCAGGCAGGTACACAAAACGGGTATGTCCTGTATTCTTCCAATTCATTAAGATTAGTTTCGTCTGTTAGTAAGGTGTTACTCTCTAATGATCTTTCTACACCTTCCGATTTCCTTTCTGGAAGATGGGTAGCTGTAGGATATACTGCAGGAACGGCGGGAGCAGCATATTCATCCGATGGGGATACATGGTATGATGGGACAACACCTGCAGGGAACTATGAGGATGTCTGCTATATCAGAGATGATGCAACCCAGAAATTCCGGTATGTAGCCGTAGGAAACAACAAAGTAATTTACTCAGATGATGGCGGGGAAACCTGGACTTCTGTTTCTGTTTCAGCCGCTTTAAAATCAGTTTGTTATTCGACTTCGCTAAAACGATTAATAGCTGTTTCTTCCGCAGGAGATGTATTTTATTCAGATGATTTCGCGGAATCGTGGACAGAAACGACCGCACCTTCCCAGGCATGGCAGGAAGTTGTAAGATCTGAAAGTTTAGGTATTTTCGTGGCAATTTCTTCAGATGGTACTCAGCAGGTGGCAACTTCTGAGACCGGTCTAATCTGGATACTGCAGGATACTCCCTACGCTTCTTCAACCGTGACCCCAGGAGAAGGAGATATATCAACTACAACATTTACTTCTGATGTTGGATTATATTATACGTCTGCCGCTACTGCTTATAGTTCTTCAAATACCAGCCTTGAACTCACAAAGGTTTTACCTGCACTTACGAATGGCAATTTTTACAGACTTGATCAAATATATACAAAATTGAGAACTGTCCTAAATGGGAAAATTGCCTACATGAAAGTTACCATTCAGGCAGCGTCCCTCTATAGTGGAGTTGAAACACAGCTTGCAGAATGGACAAACAACACTACTAATTATGTACCTAAAACCCTTGACCTTGCATTAGAATCAGCAACAAACGAAATGGTAACCTTAAGATACTACATGAAGACATCCGATGCAAGTTACAGGGCTGCAGGAACAGAACTCGGTTATAAAGTAACTACTGTAGGCTCTACGGGTGGAACAGTCACATATAATTATAATCAGTGGAGTGGACTATGTGAAGCTCCTGAAGTCGGCTTACTTGTGGCAGTTGCAAAAACCGGAACTGGAAACCGCGTGATGTCTTCAATAGATGCCGGAATATGGACATTAGGGGAATCTGCTTCTGACAGTACCTTTGAGTCAATTTGCTTCTCGCCCAATGATACAAAATTCGTCGCTGTCGCTATCGATGGCGATTTAATGACATCTGATACCTACGGAACGTATTCAGCTAATGGGTGGACTCTTGAAACATCTGGATCTTTCCGGTCTGAAATTGCATCCACTGGATTTCTGTCTTTAGGGATTACCGGAAATGGAGTTACTGCAGAGCCGGGGTTATCCACTCAGCAAGTAACAATCGAGGGCGGGGCTACCTATGCCCTGTCAGGGTACGTGAAAAAGGTAGGTGCTGAAGGTTCTGCAGTCGTGGATATTTATGCAGGTGGAGATGTTGTAAAGTCTATAACATGGACTGCAGAAGGTGATTTCACATTAAAACAAGAGTACATCAAATTTGAGACTACCCCACTCGGAGCACAACTAAGGATACATGGATCAGGAACACCACCTGATACCACTTCAATGTATTTTGATAATGTAAGGTTGCAAAAACTTTCTGAGTTTGATATTGATGCTGTAGGAAGCGATATTCTTACTTCTGGAACGGTTGACACTGTGCCCGACATTGCAATAGAAGCAATGGGCACTCTCGCTGGATCAGTCGAAGGAAGGGAAACCCCTGGAGAATCTTACACCCATTCTGATTTGACGAATGTAGGAAGTACAATTTATACAACTTACCAGCTTCAGGACTTTTTTAACTACACAATAACCGGGACTGCAGGAAAGAAATACAGAATAGACCAGGTTGGGATAAAGGGCTGTACTGCTTCTTCAGGTGGAAGATGTGATTCAAAAATAGAGGTTTATTTTGATTCGACCCTTGCAGGAACTTATACTTTTAGTTCCACTTCGGTACTCAGTTCATATACTACACATTCAGCAACCCCCTTACTAATTTCAGAGGCAGGGCAATCAATCAGTTTCAAGTATTACTTAAAATCGAGTACAGGAACCAAGAAGGCATATATCAGAGATGCCACGAACACAGTTACCGAAGTTCTTGACACTCCCACTGTAGCAGTTACAGCCGGGATATCTGTCTTTAATACGGCTGATCCATTAACAAAAATGAAACTGTGTAACAAGATATTCCCCGGAGTAAAGATATCAGTAAATGCAGACGGGACCGGAAGCATAAGGTATATCGAAAATTTCATAGATTCCTCATACCAGAGCGCGGCACTTTCCAGAACAGGAGACTCTTTTATTGAGTCTGAACGAAAACTAAACTTAACCGGCTCTCTTGTTTGGGAATTTGACACACTTGCACCCATCACCGGGATACCTTTCGTGAGGGCTTATGTCCTTTCAGGAACTCCGAAGCTTGAAATATCATATGATAATTCCACTTGGTATGCTTGCGATTCCAATTCTTCAGCTAGTCTAACAAATACCCTGATTACACAAGAACTTGATAATTCTGCCAACTGCCGGCTTTACGGCAAAACTAAATTTTATCTTAGGTTATCCCCTGCTTCCGGTACTCTTAGCATAAATTCATTCTATATGTTTTCGTATTTGATTACCGTCGATACTCCACATCCTGTTATTTTGGCGACTGGCGCGGCTAATACTTTCCAGGTTGACATGACTAATAATGTCCCTTGTATCGTTTCCCTGAAGTATCCTGACAAACACTGGATGGTATAACATGCTCTGGTTTTTTAAGGCAAGGGTAATAATTCAGAAGCCAGACGGGAGACTCTATTATCCAAAAATGGTATCAGCTTCTACTACTGAGAGCACACCTTTCTCAAATGCTGATTATGCAGAAATAGAACTTGCGACAAATCGAAGCCCATATACAAGTGAATATATTAATCCCGTCGAAAATGATGACATCGTTAGGCTGCAGATCTCAGTTAGAATAAATTCAAAAGAAAAAGCTGTCCTTGTAGACCTCTTTGAAGGCAGGATTGAAGCAGTTTCAGCAGATTATTCAACAACCAATAATACAACTCTTACCTGCAGAGGACATATAAACGCAGCCGCAAAACATCTGATCCAAGAAGATAAGACGTGGAACGGAACGGTGGAAGCTCGAACAATCTTAGCTTATTTTATAAATTCAACTATCCCCAGGCTTACATGGTCCAATCAGTTGCCGTATGTTGGCTCTAGTAGTGTATCGTTTACCGACACTGAATCGGCTTATTCTTCAAAAAAAGATCAAACTTATCTTACTCAGGTATTCCAAGATCTCGAGAAACAAAGCGGGTATAATTGGAAAATTGGAACTAAGAGCATGTATACTTCAGGAGGACTTCTTGATAAGGTATATCTTACATGGTTGCCGGTTTCAACTGTTGCTACTGAAAAATACAAGGCAATAGAAGGAACTGCGCGGTATCTTGGCAGTAAATTTGTAGTTTCCATTGAAAATCAGGCTACTCAGTATATTGTAAAAGGTGATACCCCTTCGGGTGGAACTCAATATTCAGGAACCGCCAGGAACGAGGCAGCAATTACACAATATGGGCTTAAAACAGATGTTGATGTTTTTTCAAACCTTCAGAGTAATGCAACATGCAAAAGCATAGCAGACGGCTCGATTTCCGCAAAAGTAGGAGATGAGATAACAGGCTCTATTACTCTTATAGGAACTCCTGAAGCACATGCAGGAGACTTAGTTTATGTTTATGCAAATTCCACCGAATTAAACGGAGCAATCATTGAAGGCACTTTCAACGTTTCAAGAGTCAGACATACAATTTCGTCTAATTCATACCGGACCTCCTTAGAAGTGGGGGGAATCGTCGTGGATGCATATGACCTCATAAGCAATATAAAAAAGATAGCAGTAACAACAAAATGTAATCAGGTGACCTAATGACAGATTATGTATTACCATTATTTGCAGCAGAAATTGAAGCGGCCCTTATTGGACAAAGAGAGCCGACTGCACACGCAACAAGCCATAAAACAGGCGGGACGGATGCCCTTAAGCTTACTGACCTTGCTCTTGCAGATGATACCACAACCCACAACACGAGCACGGCAAGGCCGGGGCTTTGCCCTAAAAGGGATGGAACCGGAACGAAGTATTTAAAAAATGATGGAGTATGGACAAAAATTTCCATAGATGGGGGAACGCCTTCTACACAAGAAAATTCAATCCAGTTTAGACGGGCAACCTCTCTTGTATGGGCTGCAGCAAACCCAGTATTAGCCGCAGGAGAACCGGCTTTTGAAACGGATACAAGAGTCCTGAAAATTGGAGATGGAACTACAGCTTATAATTCACTTGCTCCGATCTCGATTACAGTAGGAACCCCCATCGGAAGCGGATATAGGAAATCGATTACAATTGATCATACATACGTTACATGTGACCTCACAAGCTTCCCAGTGTTGATAAAAATCGTAGATGATACTGCACTTGGAGCACATGCGCGGGCAGACGGTTATGACATTCGCTTTGTGTTGAATGATAACACACTGTTAGATTATGAAAGGGTGTCCTGGGCTATCGCGGATGGAAAGTGTAATGCAATATTTTGGGTACGTGTCCCGACTGTTAGCTGTACATCAGATACGACTTTCTTTGTAAAGTATGGAAAAGAAACAAGCGACGGAGACAACACAACCGGAGTATGGGATTCATATTATGACCGGGTCTACCATCTCGAAGAACTCGGAAACGGATCTGCTGGTGAGTACAAGGACTCAACATCTAATCATGCAGACAGTATTGTCAGTACTAACCCTGAGTATCCCGTTACAAATCCCCCTGCACGCGCTGCCGCTCTTGTGGGGTATGGACAAAATTTCAACGGCACTGATGATTTAATTTACCTCCCTGCTCCGGCCCTGTCAGTCGATGGTAATTTCACAATTTCATGGACAGGAAAAGGAACAGGCGGGGGAGTCATGGGCGGTTTTGGACCCTCAAAAATCGTAACGATGGACACGTTTTTTGGGATATATGGAATATATAATTCAACTGCGAGACAATATACTGTATCCCCTACTAATTTCGCACCAACTGCCGCTTTCCACAGATACACAATTGTGAAACAGTCCTCCACATTGTTTTTCTACATGGACGGAGAATTCATAGCGTTCCTTGACTGCGATATAGATACAAAACTGTCCCTTGCCGCGATAGGATATAACGTATACTGGGGAGAATTCTACACAGGTATCCTGGATGAAATATTTATTTCTAACACTAACAGACCAGCCGAATGGGTTTATGCTGAGGCAATCAACATGAACACACCTGAATCTTTCCTGACTTTTGGTGCAGAGACAACATACTAAGGTGGCCAGCAATGACAAATATATATCCATCAAACCAGAGGTTAGTCTGGAAAGGAATTTCATGGATCATTACAGGAGGCAGCGAATCAAACGTATGGGTAGACGATACCACGGGCTACCTTCATATGGTTTTAAGGAAAGTTGGTGGAGTGTGGTCCGGGATAAACATGGAGGACGGGACAGCCCTCAGACTCTATGGAAGAATGAAATGGGTAGCTCATAGTGCTACCCTCAACCTCGAAAGAAATACTACAATTGGGCTGTGTACATATCATGCTCCTGTGAATGGGGATCATAATGAGATTGATATCGAGATCAATCAGTGGCCTGGGTATGATGAGCATGTCTGGTTCAGCAATCATCCGGCTTCAGTTGATGGATATCCTGAAAATCTCCATTATGGTGTGGCAACTTCAAATCCGTATTTGGATGACACGGGTATTACATATATTATAGAGTGGTTCCCCGAATACATTTACTGCGCTGCGATTGCCAGTGACGGGAAAATAATCATAGATTGGAGGTATAACAAAGGGCAGGGATCGGCTAATATTCCCAACGTTGCAAGCGCAGTCTGTATGGACATTCTACCTCTTGCGGGAGCTTATTTCCCTGAAAATGGAACTTATTTTGAAATTGTATGGAGTGATTATACATTCAGTAACGTTGCCGGGAACGCGAGTTTTACAACTACTGCCATTAATTCGGGCTGCGCAACGCAGTTTATTGATACATCAGATGGATCTCCTACTGCGTGGAGCTGGAACTTTGGAGATGGGTATACTTCTACAAAAAAGAATCCTATCCACAGGTATGCTTCAAATGGAACTTATTCAGTCACGCTAACGGTTACCACTGCTGTGGGGACAGATTCTGTTACTCAATCGGTAGTTGTATCTTAAAAAAAGGAGGTGAGAAGATTCCAGCTTATTTCTTTTTTTTCAAAAACGTTGGCACTTTTATTATTAATTGAGGTATAACATGACTCAAATTGTTACAGTCCCTCTATCTATTGACGATTCTACAAAATTACAGAAGTTAATTAATTCGACTGGAAACACGCATGCAAAATACGAATTTTCCCCAGATCACGAAATCGAAATAAACTCACTGCTTCGGGTTTTCAACTTCACAGAATGGGATGGGCAGGGCTGTAAGTTTGCACTCATGGAAAATGCGCCCCTTTCTCCATTTGCGTCTGGCGTTCCCTTGATTGCTCCAAAATATCCAACGGCAGCAGAAGGTCTTTGCTTCCACGATATAATCTTTGATGGCCGCCGGGATACCCAAAAATACGCAAAAGATGAGTGTAAATCGAGAGGGAAGAATGAGTGGGGGCAGGGATATCACAACACTTTCATGCTCGGTAGCCTTAATAATGTCAAATTTTCCAACGCGGTAAACTGTGAGTTTTACAATTTGGGATTTTACAACAGCCTGGGGGATGGAATAAGAATAGAGGGTGGAACTGATATTAGAGTCCATGACATTCTCGGGAAGCGTGGAGGCCATGATATAGTATGCCTTGCCGGAGTCAATGGCGGCGAAGTATCAAACGTCAACGCTAAGCTTGCCGTTAATGCAGGAGTAAGAACTCGATCAAGCAAGAATATTAAGATTCATGACTGCATCCTGGACGGAGCAACAGGGATAGCGTACAGTCCGGGTATTCAGATTCAATCGACTGCCACAAACTGGATAACTGACAATATCGAGATCTACAATAATTATATCCATGACACTTACGGGCCTGGGATCTGGTTAGCGTCTAATGTCCCTGGGAACTCAGGAGTAAACATTCATAATAATCTCATTCTTCGGTGTGGCCGGATGCCAGCTGCAAATAATATCCCCGGAGTTGGCGGTATTGTCTATGATGGGATGGATGCCATCTCAATAAAAAATAATACAATAGTTGGATGCATGGGATACGGTATCCTTGCTGGAAAATATCAGTTAGTCTCATCATATAAGGGCACTGCCGAACTATCAAAGAACATTGTCTCAGGAACTCGTAAGAGCCGTTCTGAAGGGCTTGGATCGGGTAGTGCAATTGCTAACCTTACAACAACTAGAAATACGCTGAAATGCTCGGATAACTGCCTCTGGGATAATTCCACCGACCTATATCAAGTGTCTCAGACTGGTGGAATTTACAAAGATCCTCTTTTTACTTCTGATTACAGACTTTCAGAAAATAGCCCATGTAAAGGATATGGATGTTTTCAAGATCAGAAGGCTTCAAAATTGCTAATTACCTGCGACTTTGAAGATGTGGAAAATATCACAAAGTCGCTCCCAGACAGAACAATATTGAGGCGATACAATGATAATTAATAGACTCCGTGAACAATCTCCAAGTGCAGTTTTCAAAACTCCCGCCTTTCTCGATATCGGAGGCCTGGGTGGGGCCAGATACCGCGATCTTCTCTTTTTTGACCTGGGGGAGTACGAAGGCGCGAAAATCGAAAAGGCAACCCTCTCTTTATACTGGTATTATCCTGCCGGAGTTTCCAGACTCAAAAATACAATAGTCGAAGTGTACCGCCCTGCTTCATCATGGAACTCAGATTTTGTAAGCTGGAACAATCGAGAGAAAAATACTTCATGGGCACGCCCTGGCGGCGATTGGATTGACAAAATAGGTATCCCGCAGGGCAACACCCCATTTGCATCTTTTGAAATTAGAGGTATGGACCTCCCCGACAACCGCTATTATGAGCTTGACATTACAGAGCTTATCAAAGGATACGCAGAAGGGAAATACGAGAATACCGGTTTTCTCCTATTTC